GGGGGCCCTGGATTTGTGTTGCCTATTCTGCTCCAGTCGCTGCAGCCTCAGCCGTATTCCTTGTGTATCCTTTTGGTCAGGGTTCCTTCTCTGATGGAATGCCGTTGGGTATCTCGGGAACTTTTAATTACATGTTCGTGTTCCAAGCGGAGCACAACATCCTCATGCACCCGTTCCACATGCTTGGCGTGGCAGGTGTATTTGGTGGCAGTCTCTTTAGTGCGATGCACGGATCGCTTGTCACATCCAGTTTGGTCCGTGAAACAACTGAAAACGAAAGTCACAACTATGGTTACAAATTTGGTCAAGAAGAAGAGACCTACAACATCGTTGCAGCGCACGGCTATTTTGGTCGGCTTATTTTCCAGTACGCTAGCTTTAACAACTCTAGGTCCCTTCACTTCTTCCTTGCTGCTTGGCCTGTTGTTGGCATTTGGTTTGCCGCTCTTGGTGTATCTACTATGGCGTTCAACCTGAATGGCTTTAACTTTAACCAGTCCATTCAAGACAGTCAAGGTCATGTGATTAACACCTGGGCTGACATCCTAAACCGTGCTGGTCTTGGCATGGAAGTGATGCACGAACGTAATGCACATAACTTCCCTCTCGATCTCGCAGCAGCTGAGTCCGCTCCTGTCGCACTAACTGCTCCAAGTATTGGTTGATTTTCTTTTAATAAGGATTCCTCTTATTAAAGGAAACCCACTATAACTACTCCCTCTATCGGATAATTATTATTCATTATGTCTACTAATCTCTCTTTGTCCATCCTTGCTGGTACTGCTTTGGGTCTTGCACATGGTGCAGCCATTGCAGGTCCTTACGTGAACGTTGAATCCAACTCTGGGTTCAGTGGTAATGACTACAGCTCCACCCTTCTGGAGACCCACCTGGGTTACGAAGGTTCTATTAATGACGCATCTTGGTACATCCAAGGTGGTCCTGCCGTATCCTTTCCTGACGATGCTAGCTCCACAGGTGCAGCATCTGGTAAGGTTGGTGGTAGCGTGGCTGTCACTACGAAAACTGATGTCTACGGTGAACTGTCTGCTGCTACCTCTGAAGGTCTTGACACCAGCGACTTGAGCGTTGGTGCTAAGCTCGGTATGAAGTATAAATTCTAAAAAAGTAACGTACGTTCATCCCTTTAGGGACGCATGACGCCTACTCATGGAACGGGGAGTAGGTACTTCGGAGTAATTCAATGCCTAATGTTGAACTGCAAGCTCGCGTTAAAGAGCAACAAGCTGCTGCTAAGCAGTCTAAGCTGAAGTATCGCGGCGTTACTTACATCAAAACCAAACACTAAAAACATGGCACAACAAAGTACCAAAGGCGCAAAGGCTAAGCCTGTACCTATGTCACCACAGCCTACTCCCAAAGAGAAGGCTAACGACAAGCGTCATCAACACCCTACTAACTAAACAGCTTGGGAGGCACCTCAGAGTCGGACCTCCCTCGCATTGGCGTTGGCCCGTAAGCGGACACCCTTCGCCGTCATGACGGTGGGATAGACCACACAATACAATTGAATACTCTAAGCGCTTAGAGGTAACGTTAACTCTTATCTCTTTTTAAATTACAATGGCACAACAAAACTCTAATGAGCCTTTGGCGGATCTTACACGCCTAGGCGTATCTAACTTTAATCCTGGTGCTACTACGGGTACTCAGGACAACCGCGCTCTGTATCTCAAACTGTTCTCAGGTGAGATGTTCAAGGGCTTCCAAAACAACACGATCGCTCGTGATCTTGTTATGAAGCGTACGCTGAAGAACGGCAAGAGTCTTCAGTTTATCTACACTGGTCGTACCAGTGCTGAGTACCATGTCCCTGGTCAAAGCATCCTCGGTAACTCCGACGGTGCACCTCCGGTGGCAGAGAAGACCATCACCTGTGATGACCTTCTGATTTCCAGTGCATTTGTGTACGAGCTGGATGAAGTTCTGTCTCACTATGATTTGCGCTCTGAGATCTCCCGCAAGATTGGTTATGCTCTTGCTGAAAAGTATGACCGTCTGATCTTCCGTGCTATCGCTCGCGGTGCACGTAAGGCTTCTCCTGTCAACAAGACTAACTTTGAAGAGCCTGGCGGTACTCAGATTCGTGTCGGCTCTACTACCAGCGAGTCTGATGCTTACAACTCTGACAACCTTGTGGCTGCATTCTATGACGCTGCTGCTGCAATGGATGAAAAAGGTGTTAGCACCGAAGGTCGTGTGGGTGTTCTGAACCCTCGTCAGTACTATGAGTTGATCCAAAAGGTCGGTGATTCTGGTCTGATCAACCGCGATGAGCAAGGCACCGCACGTCAGCGTGGCAACGGTGTTGTTGAAATTGCTGGTATTAAGATCTACAAATCCATGAACATTCCGTTCCTGGGTAATTACGGTACTAAGTACGGCGGTACTACCGGCGTCACTGATCCTGGTAACACTGGTGATTTCGTCGGTGCTGGTATGGAAGATGCTGACACCGTGGCTGATGCAGCAAACGGTAACCAAGCTGGTGTCCGTAACGATTACGGTACTGCTGCACAGTTCGGCTCTACTTCCTGCGGCCTGATCTTCCAGCGTGAAGCTGCTGGTTGCGTTGAAGCAATTGCTCCCCAAGTTCAAGTTACCTCTGGTGATGTTTCCGTTATTTATCAGGGTGACGTGATCCTGGGTCGTCTTGCTATGGGTGCTGATTACCTGAACCCTGCTGCAGCCGTAGAGCTGTATGTGGGTGGTACTGCTCCTTCTGCATTCTGATTTTTATACATGGGGACCTTCGGGTCCCTTTTTTTTATCTATTCATTTTCCCTGACAGATATGCCTTTCCCTACATATGCTGTGTCCACCGAACTGGATGCTGTAAATCAAATACTTAGCAGTGTGGGACAGGCTCCTGTCACCACCCTGGATCTGCAAAACCCTGAAGTTGCAATTGCTGTCAATACTTTACGTGAAGTCAGCAAGCAAGTTCAAGTTGAAGGCTGGACCTTTAACACTGAACGTAAATATACATTGAGTCCTGATTCGTCAACTAAACAAATCAATTACCCAGCTAACATGCTGCGTATTGATGCTAACGAAGAAGAACATAAAAATGAATACGATCTTGTACGTCGTGGCGGTAAAGTCTATGACCGACTAAATCACACTAATGAATTCAACAACGCAATTAAAGTTGATGTAGTGTGGTTGTTTGATTACTACGATCTACCTCCTGGTATCCAAGCTTACATCACTGCTAAAGCTGCACGAATGTGTGCTACTAAAATGGTTGGAGATAGGGAGTTAAATGCTCTGCTACAAGAACAAGAACTGATGACTCGTGCTGCTGCACTTGAAGAAGAATGTCAACAAGGTGACTATTCTATGTTTGGTTTCCAAGATGGCAACCAATATCAAACCACCTACCAACCTTTCCATGCAATGCAACGATGAGCACTATTTCCCAAACTATTCCTACGTTGTTGGGTGGTGTATCACAACAACCAGATAACAGGAAACGTCCTGGTCAAGTAAAAGAAGCTACTAATACTTTCCCTGACTTTGCTTTGGGAATGCTTAAGCGTCCTGGTGGTAAGTTTATCTCTAAACTGTATGATGCGGCTGCATCTGACAGTAAATGGTTTCCCATTCTACAAACTGGTGAAACTAAGTTTATTGCTCAGTACGATACGTCAGGTGATGCAGTCCGTGTGTGGAGTATCATAGACGGTACAGTACGTGCAGTTGAGAACCCTAATCAAGCATTTAATGTTGACATTGCAGACCTTAGGACTAAAGCTGTCAATTGGGGTAATGCTATTGAAGCCGTAAGTGACGAAAAGGGTACACTTCAAGCAGTTGAAAAAAGTCTTGCTGAAAGAATTGACGGAGTATCGCCTAGTATTGCAAAGTATTTGGAAGTGTCCAATACTTACGCTGTCGGTAATCTAGATGAAAACTTAGTGTCTGGTGTACTTGTAGATAGTGCAGGTACCGAAACATTTAAAAAAGATGGTAGCATTGTAACAGGCACACAGTATAGTAAAGGTACTGAACGTACTAATGACCACCCTGTTCTAGCTTCTCAAGGCTACCGCATCTATGAACTTGAAGAAACTACAGCAGCTCAATACACTGATGCTGATGTAACAGCCTTTGAAACCAATCAGTACGCTACTGCAAAAGGAGCTTACGATACAGATGTTACCACTGAAGGTACTTCACAAACAGCTTACGATACAGCACTAGGTACAATCAGCGGCCCAACTGCATACCTAGCCGGAACTGAGCCTGACGATCTAGAATTTTTTACGCTTAATGACTTCACTTTTGTGTTGAACAAAAAGAAAGAAGTTGCGATGGAGACGGATACTATGCACGGTAGTATTCCTCAGTATCGTGCATTTGTTGTTATTAATGTTGTAGCTTCTGGTACTTATAAAGTAACACTTACAACAGATAATGGGGATACAGTTGGTTCTCACAGTGCCAGTTCAAATGATACAGGCGCTCACATTGCGGATCAAATAAACGTACACACAAGCTCTGGTGTAACTGGTATTGATGGGGTAGATGGGTTTACTGCTGAAGTCATTGGTCCAGGTCTTTACATTACAAATATAATTCCATTTACAATAACTACGGAGGGTCCTTCGCAGTCTGAAAGTATTTACGCTTTTACGGATGAAATCCAAAACATCTCCAGGTTACCTGCACAGGCTAAGAATGGTTATGTCGTTAAAGTAGTTAATTCTTCAGACATTGATATTGACGACATGTACGTCAAGTTTGTTGGAACTAACGGTGACGGTACAGGTACCTGGGAGGAAACAACCGCACCTGGTGTTACTTATAAGTTTGACCCTGACACCATGCCACACCGTATCAGGCGTGTAGTGCAGACTAACGGTGACGAACACTTTGTTTTAGAACCATTCCCAGATAACACACCTACAGCCGTTCTTCCTTGGAATAACCGTCTTGTTGGTGATGACACAACTAATCCTATCCCTAGCTTTGTTGGTAACACTATCAGTCAAATGTTCTTTTATCGGAACAGGCTTGGGTTTGTGTCTGGTGAAAACATCATCCTTAGTAAGGCTGGTGACATCTTTAACTTCTGGAATACTACAGCTCAAACAGCTACAGACGATGATCCTATTGACATCTCTGCAGCAGGTAAACGTCCTGTATATTTGAACTACGTTGAACCTACTAGCGTTGGTCTTGTTCTTTACTCTGATACTGAGCAATTTATTCTTAGCACTGACTCTGACATCTTGTCACCTAAAACAGCTAAGGTTAACAGCCTAAGCTCGTATGAATCTGACAAAAAAATTCAAGCCGTTTCGTTGGGTACATCTCAAGCATTTATCAGCAAGACACCACTTTACACCCGACTGTTTGAACTTAATGACATCAGTACAGAACAACCGCCGTTGATGCAAGACATCACTAATGTTGTACCGGAATATATTCCTAACGACATTGACAGTATGATCGCTTCACCTGGTCTTTCGTTGGTATCGTTGGGTAAGACTGGTTCTTCTACATTGTATCAATACCGGTTCTTACAGCAAAACAGAGAACGTAGGATTGTTAATTGTTGGTATAAGTGGGAATTAAATGGTACACTTTTGTGTCAATTCTTCGATGCTAACACACTGTATGCTGTAACTCAAGTCGGTAACGATGTTTGTTTGGAATCATTTGACATGAACCAATCAAACGAAAGTGGGTTCCTAACGCTACCTACTGGTGAAAAAACTGATGTATGTTTGGATTTGTTCCAAGTAAATCCACACCGTACTTATGATTCTGCTACTGATAAAACCAAAATTGAGCTGCCTTATGATCACATCGCTGGTAAAAAACTTACTGTTCTTGCTTTGGGTGGTTACATTGGAAGCGACTTGAGTTTGTCTTCCTCGTCAGTTGGTGCTGTGTTGAGACTAACTGTTACTCCCGGTACGCCAGACTATGTAGAATTTGATGGCGATTACAGGGGACGTAATTTAATTATTGGTTTT